TATGAATCATTTGACAGAAGCAGCCAGATATGCTGGTCGAAAAACAGGCGTCAACTTTTATTTTTGGCACGCTTATGTTTCTTTGACCGAAGCATTCTGGCTTTTTCTTTTAGCAATAGGTAGTATCATTCACGGTCTATTTCCATTTCTTTTAGATTTTGATCTTTTAAAAGCAAGAATTGATGGGATTAAGAAATTGAAAGAAAAACTACCAGAAGATCCTCGTTTGAAAAAGGTGCATTTTGATGATTGATAATTGCCCAGCTTGGCGCAATGGTAAATGGTGTGAAGTTAAGGATCTAAGTGTTAGTGTTTTAGATTTTGGTTTAATTCATTGCGATGCTACCTATGATGTAATTTCAGTTAAAGGCGAGGGTAACACTCGTTTAATTGATATGCATATAGATAGATTCATCAAAAGTTGTGATGGATGGCGAATACCGTTGATGTATTCCAAATATGAAATTAGAGAAATTATAACAGAACTTCACAACAGAATATCTTCAGATTGTCTTATTTGGATTTGTACAACTAGAGGAACACCAAATTCTGGAAACCCTAGAGATTTGATGAGTTGTGCACCAAATTTGATGATGTATGCAAAACCGTATTATGGTTTTAACGAAAAGAATGAAGCTACTGTTTGTTTGGCTAAAAGTGTAATTAGGACACCAGATGAAGCGATTAATCAAGTTTATAAGAACTTTGCTTGGAACGATCTTACAAAAGCTCAGTGGGAAGCTACAGACAGGGGATTCGATACAGCATTACTTTTAAGTTCTTCTGGATATCTTACCGAGGGACCTGGATTTAATGTTTGTTTAGTTTGGAAAGATTGTATTTTAACACCTAAAACTAACAGACTTTCTGGTATAACAGTACAACTCATACAAGATATTTGTAGGGCTAATGAGATAACCTTCCTTCAATCTAACGTTACCGAAAAAGATTTACACGAATGTTCGGATATGTTTCTTACTTCTACAGCAGGTGATATTATTAGAGTAACCAAGTTCGAAGGTAGAGAATTGACTGAATCTAAAATTCAAAAAAAATTGAGAGAATTGTTATGGAAATATTGAATGCCTTTCCTACCCCTATAGGTATCAAACACTACAATATTCGAGATGTTAAAGAAAAAACTAATAAATTTTTTGAAGAAATAATAAGCGAAGAAAATTCTAAAAAACCTATCTATAGTATTTTAGATAGAAAAGGAGAAACAGTAAAAAAAATATATGACGTTATGAGAAAAGATGTCAACGAATATGCCGAAAAAATTAAAGCAAATTGTGAATTTGATGTAGATTCTAGTTGGATTTTTATTAATGAAAAATTAAAACCACATCAACATTCTATTTGTCCTATAGTTTCTTGTTTTTATTTGTCAGCTAACGAAAAAGAAGATGAAGAAAACGAAAATATAGGAACTTTAAACTTCATAGATCCTAGAGGGGCAGTTAATCTTTTTATTAGAGAAAAAACTACAAATCACGCTAGTGGTAAAGGTGGTGCTAATTATTTTCTTGGTTCTTCTAATATGAGTATTGTACCTAAAACTGGTATGATGATAATATTTCCTGGATATTTAACTCATTATGTTGATCAAAATATCAGTAATAAAGATAGAATTTTAGTTGGTGCGAATTGGGAAAGATCTTTTGAGTTCGATAAAATGGATAAGAATATTCAAAGAACACCAAAAGGATCTCCATTAGACATTGGAACTAATAATATCAATAATACAGCCCTTTATGATTATATATCAAAACGACTAAATAAAAAAGAATAATATCCACAGGGGAGAGTGATCCGTGGCAGACAAAGATTTTATAGTCAAAAATGGTATAGTAGTTAATACGGGTTTTGCTGCGAATTCTTCACAATTTACTTTAAGTACGATTAACTCTACCTCTTCTGGTATACTAGCAAATTCAACAGTTATCACTATTGGTAACTCGAGTGTAAGCGTTACCATAAACTCCACTTCATTTTCGGGTAATGCTGCCACTCTCGCGGGAGATACGCTCGCGACAATTAAAGGTTACGTTACATCTAATGCATCTGCTGCATATACTAATGCTACAACATTTTCAGCAAACGCCACTAATCTAACTAACGGTACAATACCTTATGCTAGAATACCAGCAAACGTTGTAAACACGACTTCTGATTTTACTATAACTGGTACCACCACATATAATAACAATGTAATAATAGGTGCTACTTCTGGTCTTTCTGCTAATGGTAGTTATGGTAATTCTGGTCAAGCACTTTTAAGTAATGGTTCTGCTGTTTACTGGGCAACCGCCACTGCTGGTTCTAACACCTTTATTCAATTTAACGATTCTGGTAATGCTGGAGCTAATGCTTCTTTTACCTATAATAAAATATCAAATACGTTAACTATCGGTAACTCCACAGTAAATGCCACTGTTAATTCTACTTCTTTCAGTGGTTCTGCAGCTTATGTTGGCGGTAACACAGCAGCAACCCTTAGAACATATTCTGACGATAAAGCCGCAAACGCATACGCTAATGCTGCCGTTTTCGCCAACACTGTCGCTAACGCTGCTTATGCAAATGCTGTATCTTATGCTGGATCAATAGCAGCTACGGCTTATTCTAATTCTGTAGTTTTCGCCAACACTGTCGCTAATGCCGCTTATGCGAATGCTGTGAGTTATGTTAATAGTAACCCAGGTAATTATGCTAATTCTAGTAATAGTAAAGGTATAAACGGAACCGCAACCACAGCAACTAACCTTTCTGGTGGTTCTGTAAGTGCAACTAGTGGTTATTTTTCTTCAGGCGTAGAATCTTTCAACACTACAGGTGGTTATGCTGTTCGTGTTGTTGCGAATACAGCAGGTTCTGCACAATTACAGTTTACAAATAATGCAAGAAATGCTCAGTGGGGCGTTGTCTATGCTGATGCAAGTTATTTGTATATGTTTGGTACTAATGGTGAGCGTCTTGGTTCTTTGGGTGTTGGTACTAACCCTTCTGGAAGTGGTGGTGAAATAAGAGCTACTGGTGACATTACATCAGCTTATTCTGACGAGCGTTTAAAAACAAAAATGAGCCCAATAACTGACGCTTTGGCGAAAGTTAAATCTTTAAATGGTTTCATTTATCAACCAAATCAACTTGCTATAGATTTGGGGTTTGCTGATAAAATTGAAAATCGTGTTGGTGTATCTGCTCAAGAAGTTCAAAATGTTTTACCAGAAGCAGTAAGTCCTGCTCCAAAAGATGAAGAATATTTGACAGTTCAATATGAAAAACTTGTTCCTCTTCTTATCGAAGCTATTAAAGAATTGAGTGCCAAATTAGAAGGTAAATGTTCTAATTGTTCTTGTGGAGGTAAGTAATGTCTATACCTAGATCAAGAAACGAATTTAAAGAGTATTGCTTAAGATCTCTCGGTAAACCAGTTATAGAAATCAACGTTGACGATGATCAAGTCGAGGACCGTATCGATCAAGCTTTGAAGTATTATTGGGACTATCATTTCGATGGTTCTGAGAAAATTTACTATAAGCAACTTATAACTTCTACAGATAAAGCTAACAAATATATTACATTGCCTGATAATATCATTGGTGCTGTTAACATATTTCCTATCGGTCAAGCTCTTAATACGAATAACCTTTTTAATATTCGTTATCAAATTGCTTTGAATGATTTGTATACTCTAACTTCTGTTTCTATGGTGCCTTATTATATGGCTATACAAGGTATTCAGTTTTTGGAGCAAATGCTTGTTGGTCAACAACCTTTGAGATATAATCGTCACACAAATAAATTGTATATTGATATGGATTGGAATATAATCAACGAAGGTTCTTACGTAATTGTAGAAGCTTATCAGGTTATAGATCCAGACGTTTATACTGATGCTTGGGGAGATCGTTGGTTAGCAGAGTATGCTCAAACTTTGATCAAACAGCAATGGGGTAATAACCTTAAGAAATTTGATGGTATGAAGATGCCAGGCGGTTTGACATTTAATGGTCAGAGAATATATGAAGAAGCTTCGACAGATAGAAAAATGTTAGAAAAAGAAATGATTACGTCTTACAGCTTACCAGTAACGGATATGATTGGCTAATGGCGACTAATTTTTTCTTCAATAATTTTCAGGCTAGTCAGGAGCAATTGCTTCTTGAAAACCTTATTATTGAAGCTATAGGAATATATGGTCAGGATATGTTTTATATACCTCGTAAGTTGAACAACTACGATTCGGTATATGGAGCAGATGATCAATCTAGTTATGAAGTTCCTTACCCAATAGAAATTTATATTAAGAACGTCGATGGTTTCCAAGGTGACGGTAACTTTATGTCTAAATTTGGTCTCGAGATCAGAGACCAAGTTGTGTTTTCTGTTTCTCAAAGAAGATTTGCTGAAGAAATTGGCGATAATACCACTCAGGTTCGTCCTAACGAAGGTGATCTTATTTACTTCCCATTAAATAAGAAATGTTTCCAAATAAAATACGTTAATAAATTTGAAATGTATTACCAGTTGGGCGCACTTCAAACTTGGGAAATGACATGCGAATTGTTCGAATACTCTGGTGAGTTGATGAATACTGGTATACCAGAAATAGATATTCTTCAGAAAAAATTCAGCACTAATATATTAGATTGGGGTATTAAGGGCGAAGACGGTTTATATTTGTTAACTGAAGATGGCGATTATCTAACATTAGAAGGTTCTTCCGTTGGTGATCTTATTGTTGGTGATGATAGCGATGAAATACAAACAGAATCCGATTTGTTTATCGATTGGTCAAGGGTTGACCCATTCAGCGAAGGTAATATCTAATGTTCGGTCAAACGTTTTATTTCAGTACAATACGTAAATATGTGATTTTGGTTGGAACTTTATTCAACGATATTCACATTACTCGTACAAATAAACAGGGCGATACTACGGCATTATTGAAAGTGCCTGTTTCTTATGCTCCAAAAGATAAAATGCTAGCTAGAGTTTTACAAGATCCAGCGATAGAAAATCAAACTGCTACTATTCCTTTGCCATTGATTTCTTTTGAAATGGGTAAAATGAAATATGATGGTACTAGAAAACTTCACACAGTCGGTAAAGTCAGTGTTAGAGATGACACTTTAGCAAATAAATTCAAATATCAATATAATCCAGTGCCGTATAATATAGATTTCAAAGTCTATATCTATGCTAAGAATGCAGAAGATGGTACAAAAATTATATAGCAAATTCTACCATTCTTCACCCCTGATTGGACGACTACAGTTAAATTGATTCCTGAAGTTGATGTGATCATGGATATACCCATCATATTGAACGATATTTCTTACAGCGATAACTACGATGGACAGTTTCAAAAACGTAGAGCTATTATTTGGACGTTAGATTTAACTCTAAAGGGTTATGTTTACGGACCTGTTAAGAAGGGTGGTATCATTAAGTTTGTTAATACTAACTTCTATATACCAGAAGTAGCTGACGGTAAAATAGCTGATGCTGTTGGAAATACTCCAATCGCAGAAAAGGTTACAGTTCAACCAGGTTTAAATGCTAATGGTCAACCTATAAATTATTTTGGTGGTCCTAATTCTAATACAGGTACAATTCCGTACAATGAAATTGAAGTTTCTGATGATTATGGGTTCATAACTCAGATTTATAACACAGATGAAATAGATGAATAACGCAAATAATGATCCTATTGGGAATGCATTGGGATTAACCCCAATAGAAAACACTGTCAAAACTATGATGGCAGAAGCTCACAACGATAGTGCTGCTGTTGATTTTGAAACAGCGAGAGCTAACGTTTTGACTGTTATAGAAAATGGTCAAGAAGCTATATCAACATTGGCAGAAATAGCCACAAGTTCTCAGCATCCGAGAGCTTTTGAAGTTTTGGCTAAATTGATGGATACAGTTTTAAATGCGAATAAAGATTTGTTAGATCTACAATCTAAAATTCGTGATATTAATGCTATTGATGCTCCTATTAATGGTAATGCAAAAACAATTAACAATAATCTTTTCGTGGGCAGCACTGCTGAGCTTCAAAAAGTATTGTCGGATATGAAAAATGGACAATCTAGCTAATTTAAAAGGTTATAATGGTAACATTAACCTTAAACGCTCGAATCAGACTCTCGAGTGGACGCCCGAGTATGTGCAAGAGTATGTAAAATGCTCTCAAGACGTAGTATATTTTACTGAAAAATATATGAAAATTATCAGTATCGATAAGGGTCTTATCAACTTTAGTTTGTACCCATATCAAAAAGAAATGTTGACTTCTTTTGCTAATAATAGATTTAATATTGTAACCACGGCAAGACAGGCTGGTAAATCAACAACCACTTGTGCTTTTATTCTTTGGTATATTATTTTTCATCCAGATAAGACCGTAGCCTTACTCGCTAACAAGGGTGATACTGCTCAAGAAATTCTTGGGCGTGTCCAGCTAGCTTATCAACATTTACCGAAATGGCTACAGCAAGGTGTTGTTGAATGGAACAAGCGTTCTTTTGTTCTTGAAAATAACAGCCGAGTAATAGCAGCAGCAACAAGCTCTGACGCTATCCGTGGTTACTCTATTAATCTACTGTTTATTGACGAAGCAGCATTCATTGATACTTGGGACGAATTTTTCACCTCTGTTTATCCTACTATTTCTTCTGGTAAAGAATCTAAAATTGTTCTAGTTTCTACTCCCAATGGTTTGAACCATTTCTACAAAACTTGGGTTAATGCGAGGGAAGGTAAAAATCAATACGCTTATATCAGGGTTCATTGGAGAGATGTTCCTGGTAGAGACGAAAAGTGGAGAGAAGATACACTTTCTGGTATGAATTTCGACCTTGAGAAATTCGCACAGGAACATGAGTGTGAATTTCTTGGATCTTCAGGAACACTTATTGCTGGTTGGAAGCTAAAAGAGCTTGTGCCACAACCTCCTATTCTAGAAAAAGAAGGTTTGACTCAATACCTAGCACCTAATAAAGATAGGGTGTATATGATGGTTTGTGACGTTTCGCGTGGTAAAGGTTTAGATTACTCAGCATTTCAGTTGCTTGATGTGACTCAAATGCCTTACCAGCAAGCAGCCCTATATAGAAATAATGCAGTAACTCCTGTAGATTACGCCGAAGTAATTCACAGAGTTGCCAAAGCGTACAATAATGCATCTGTTCTTGTTGAAATTAACGATATTGGTGAACAGGTATCGCATACACTACATTATGATTTTAGTTATGATAATGTGTTGTTTACTGAAAATGCAGGAAGAAGTGGTAAGCGTATAACCAGCGGTTTTGGTGGTAACAATATCGATAAAGGTATTAGGACTACGAAAGTTGTTAAATCTATTGGTTGTTCTCTTTTAAAACTTCTGGTTGAACAAAATCAGTTGATCATCAACGATTTCCATACAATAGCAGAACTTTCTACCTTTTCTAAAAAGGGAACAAGTTACGAAGCTGAACCTGGTAATCACGATGACTTAGTTATGTGTTTGGTTTTATTTTCTTGGTTATCTGAACAACAGTACTTTAAGGATTATACAAATATCAACACCTTGCACGCATTAAGAGACAAAACCGAAGAAGATATCGAACAAGATTTAGCTCCTTTTGGATTCGTTTTTGATGGTAGAGATGAAACGATGACTAATGAATCTTATGAGAGATTTGTGCCTGACGAGTGGATGTGGAACGTGAGAAATGACTTTTAATAAATAATAAGAAAAATATCAATGCGTTCTCGTAAAAAGGAGATATAAAAATGGCATTTCAACTAAGTCCAGGCGTAAACGTAACAGAAATTGACCTTACTACAGTTGTGCCTGCAGTTGCAACTTCCGATGGTGCTATTGGCGGTGTATTCCGTTGGGGTCCGATCGGTCAAAGAGTTCTTGTAGATTCTGAAAACACGCTTGTTGCACGTTTCGGTAAACCAACGAATTTCAATGCTGAAACTTTCTTCAGCGCCGCAAATTTCCTATCATACGCAAACCGTTTGTACGTTTCTCGTGCTGCTAACACTTCTGGTTCAACTCCAGTTGCTAATGCTGCATTGAACCGTTATGTTGCTAACTTGTATATTGCTAACACAGTGGCTAACAGTGTGACAACTGTTTCTGGTGGTTCTGGTTATTCTAATACAGATATTATTAGATTTACTTCTAATACTGCTGGTGGTAATGCCACTGCAACTCTTACCACTAATTCAACTGGTGGTATCACTAATGTTGTTCTAACTTCTGCTGGTTATGGTTTCTTGACTTCTTCACCAACAGTGACTGCAGTTTCTAATACTGGTACTCCTTCTACTGGTGCTGGTGCTAACATTCAAGTAACAACAGCTCTTTCTAACAATGTATTTGTTGTGTTGGGGGTAACCAACACAGTAGCTTTGGGTCTTTCTAATGACCTTTATGTTTATCGGGCTTCATCAAATGCTGCTTCGTATGGTGCTAATGTAACAGTTATTAACTCTGTAGCGTTTTCACTTTCAACGAACACTACATGGACTGGTAATACACAGTATCACTTCGCTCATCACGGAACTTCTTACACTGCTGTTGCTCTTGAGGGTTCTGGTGTTGTTGCTAACTTGACTAATCAGATCGTTAAGAACGAAAACGAATACATTAATAATGATGGTAATTTCGATGCTGATATATTGTATGTTGCTAAGTATCCAGGTGCAATCGGTAATTCTTTAGAGATTGCTGTTTGCGATACTGCTGATGGTTTCAATTCTTCAGTAAATACTGCTGCTAATGTTGTATTTACTATCGGTGAATCTGATGCGGTTGCTGTATTTACTGGTACATCAAATGTTTCAGCACAAGCACTAGTTGATCATTTCTCTATGGGCGATCAGATTTTGGCTGGTAATAGTTCTATTGGTTTGCAGTATATGCAGCTAGAAGCAACAGCTGTTACTACTAACGCTACTCATACTATAGCAACTTTCTCTTTCCAAGACCCATACAGACTTCATACTAATTATACAACAAGCAATGTTTCCCGTTATTGGCAGTTCTTTAATGTTGTTGATACCGCTCCTGGTCAGTCTAACTGGGTTATGGCAAATGGTAACACAGCTGCTCAAGACGAACTTCATGTTGTAGTGTTCGATAATCAGGGTCAGTTTACAGGAACTCCTGGTACTGTTCTTGAAGTTTATAAGGGTCTTTCTCGTTCAACAGATGCTAAGAATGCCGATGGTACTGGTAATTATTACAAAGAAGTAATTAATCAGAATTCAAAATACATTTGGTGGGCTAATGACCGTACATCTGCTGTTTCAGCAAATGCTTCTATGGTTGCTAGTGCTTCAAATACAACACCTCTTTCTATAGGTTTCGTTTACGGTAGTGATGGTTACGATGAATCTAATGTTTCGCTTGGAACTGTTGCTAGTGCTTATGACTTGTTTGCTTCAGCAGAAGATGTTGATGTTTCTCTTGTAATTCAGGGTAAGCCAATTGGTGGTACAACTTCTGTTGGTGGTTACACTGTACAAAACTTCCAGCTCGCAAATTACATTATCGACAACATTTGCGAAACTAGAAAAGATTGTATTGCTCTTATTTCTCCAGATGTTAACACTGTTCTTAATAATTATGGTGACGAAGCTCTTACATTGAAGGCTTGGAGAGGAGCTCTTAGAGATTCTTCTTACGCCGTTCTTGATTCTGGTTACAAGTATCAGTACGACCGTTACAATGACGTGTATCGTTGGATTCCTTTGAATGCCGACATTGCTGGTCTTTGTGTTCGTACAGATAACACTAATGATGCATGGTGGTCACCAGCTGGTTTCAACCGTGGTCAGATTAAGAATATCGTAAAGCTTGCTTGGAGCCCAAGAAAGTCTGAACGTGATGTTCTTTATGTGAACGGTATCAACCCAGTTGTTACTTTCCCAGGACAGGGTACTCTTCTTTACGGTGATAAGACCTTGCTTTCTAAGCCATCAGCATTTGATAGAATCAATGTTCGTCGTTTGTTCATTGTTCTTGAAAAGGCTATTTCTACTGCTGCGAAATATTCACTATTCGAGTTCAATGATGCATTCACACGCTCTCAGTTCAAGAATTTGGTGAACCCATATCTTCGTACAATTCAGGGTCGTCGTGGTATCACTGATTATAAGGTTGTTTGTGACGAAACAAACAATACCCCACAGGTCATTGATACTAACCAGTTTGTTGGTGACATCTATATCAAGCCAGCTCGTTCGATCAACTTTATCCAGTTGAACTTCGTGGCTGTTGGAACTGGCGTACAATTCTCCGAAGTTGTCGGCAAGTTCTAATAAATAGATAAAAGCTCAAAAGGAGTAAAGGTAGATGCCATTTAATATTAACTCATTCAAACATAGAGGTCTGGTATACGGTGGTGCCAGACCATCTCTATTCAACGTGTTCCTATCAGTCCCACAGGGTATTGGTATTGACAACGTTTCTGCTGATAAGTTCCGCTTTGTTTGTCGCACAGCGGAACTACCTGCCTCACAAGTTTCCTCTTTCGATATACCTTATTTTGGTCGTAAGATTAAGCTTGCTGGTGACAGAACTTTTTCTGACTGGTCAGTGACTGTAATGAACGACGAAGACTTTTCTGTTCGTTCTATGTTCGAAACTTGGTCAAACTCTCTTAACCGCATGGTTTCTAACGTTCGTGATCCAGTTGTTAATAATTTCGAACTTTACAAGTCAGATTTGGAAATAGTACAGTACGGTAAAGATGGTAGCATTTTGAGATCTTACCAAATCGTTGGAGCTTTCCCAACTGATATTGGTGCAATTTCTCTTGATTGGGATACACAAAACAGCATTGAAACTTTCACCGTAAACTTCGCTTACGATTATTGGGTGCCGAACGTTGAGGCTTCTGATAAGAAGGCTGGTGGCACTAATACTTACGCTGCCGATGCTGAAATTGACGGTATAGCTGGACCGAACTAATATAAGTATTTTATGGATGTAGGAGGGGAATAAATCCCCTCCAATTTGGAGATTTAAATGGCAGAGTTATTCGGTTTCGAATTTAAAAGAAAAGACCTAAAAGCTACAGAACAGCTTCCATCATTCGCTCCAAAAGAGTCGGATGATGGAGCTGTTGTTGTTGCTGCTGGTGGTTCTTTTGGTACATATGTTGATCTTGACGGAACAGTAAGAACAGAAGCTGAGTTAGTTACAAAGTATCGCGAAATGGCTCTTCATCCAGAGTGCGATGCTGCTGTTGATGAAATCATTAATGAATCTATTTCTATCGATGAAGAAAAAATAGTTGATATCAATTTAAAAGATCTTCCTGTTTCTGAGAATATTAAAAAAGTTATCAGAGAAGAATTTGCTAATTGCTTAAAGATATTAGAATTTAACAAATACGCATACGATATTTACCGTCGTTGGTACGTTGATGGTCGTCTTTACTATCACGTTATCGTAGACGAAAAGGATCCGAAAGCTGGTATTAAAGAAATCAGATACGTTGATCCTCGTAAAATTCGTAAAATCAGAGAAATTTCAAAAAAGAAAATTATGGCTGGCAACACTGGTGATGCGGTGTTGAGTAGAACAGTTAATGAGTATTTTATTTTTAATGATAAGGGTTTCAATTACGGTAACAAAGCTGTTGGCCCCTCAACAAGCGGTCTTAAGATCGCAAAAGATTCGGTACTACACGTTGTTTCAGGTTTGACAGATAACCAAGGATCGATGGTTTTATCTTATCTACACAAAGCTATCAAGGCTCTTAACCAGCTGCGTACTCTCGAAGACGCATTGGTTATCTATCGTCTCGCGCGAGCGCCAGAACGTCGTATTTGGTATATTGACGTTGGTAACTTGCCAAAGATGAAAGCCGAACAGTATGTGCGTGATATAATGGTTAAGCATAAAAATCGCTTGATCTATGATGCACAGTCTGGTGAAATACGCGACGACCGTAAATTCATGACTATGTTGGAAGACTATTGGCTTCCTCGTCGTGAAGGTGGTAGAGGTACGGAGGTTACTACCCTACCTGGTGGTCAAACTCTTGGACAAATGGACGACGTTCTATATTTCCAAAAGAAATTTCTCCAGACATTAAACGTTCCTGTAAGTCGTCTTAATTCAGACGCATTATTTTCTATCGGTCGTGCAACTGAAATCACTCGTGACGAGTTAAAGTTTGCTCGTTTCATTATTCGTTTGCGTCAGCGTTTTTCTATCCTTTTCACAAGCATGTTAGAAAAGCAGCTTATTCTTAAGGGTATTATGACGATTGAGGATTTCAAAGCTCTTTCTCATAACCTTAAATATGACTTCGCAAAAGATAATTATTTCACAGAACTTAAAAATAACGAAATTGCTGAAGCTCGTATTGCTCTAGCAGGTCAATTCCAAGCATTTACTGGTAAGTATTATTCTCACGATTGGATTCGTAAAAATATACTTAAACAGTCTGTTGAGCAGATTGAAGAAATCGATCAGCAAATTGGCGCTGAGAATGCTACACAAGACCCACGTTGGATCAATCAAGCCATTTTGATGAATCAACAAACTGAAAATCAGTTGGAAATGACTAACCAGCAGGTTCAAATGGGTCAGCAGCAACAACAGCAAATGCAGCCGCCTGATGGTTCTGGTGGTGCACAACCGCCACAAAACGAAGATCAACAAAAGATGGAAGAAGTTAGACAAGCTATGCTAACTGTTGATCAGATGAAACGTAAAAAGGGTCATCGTTCTATGCAGGACGAAGCTAAGTTTAAAGCGGCAGTTCAAGTCGTTGCTAAAAATAGAGATTTACTCCCGCAAATGGGTTTGCCCCAATCAGCGGCACAATAATAGAGGTGTGATATGTTAGAGAATAAATATGAAATAGAAGATTTAGTTACTGCTACACTTGATCAAAAACCATTAGATTTTGCTAATGTTTTCAATGATTTGCTAGTCGATAGATTAAGCACAGCTGTTGATAATAGAAAGTTAGAAATCGCAAAGGGTATGTTTGAGCCGAGTGAATCAGAAGAATTAGAAGATAACTCAGAGGAAGAAACAGATGGCGAAACCGCTTAGAATTGTCGCTCCAGGTCAGAAACCTGTCACTGGTGTTATTAAAGGTGCCAAACTTGATGGTGTAAAGTCTTCAAAGACTTCTGACCTTTCTTTGGGTGATGATCCTGGTGTCGATTACGATCCAAAAGCTAAAGCAGAAAGAGATTTTGTTGCTAAGCATAAAGTTGAAAAGCATGCTGATCGTGTAGGTAATAAAGAAGAACCATATAGTGGTAATCCGGAACATTATGTTTTAAATTCTAAAAAAGAAAAACGTCACGGCAACATGCTTGGTGCTGCTCAGAAAGTTTACGAAGCTAAAGGCATGAAATGTGAATCTTGTGGTAATATGTACGAAGGTACATCTTGTGGTTGCAGCGGTAAATCTGTACCAGAAGCAAAGCCAGGCAAAAGAGGAATGATTGCTGATAAGAAAAAACTTCAGGAAGTATTG